TATTATAGCAGAAGCTAATGGTGGAGAAGTAATAGTATCTAATTTGAAACCAATATGCCAAAATTGCAATTCAAGTATGGGAACGCAGAATATGGATGACTTTATGAAAGGTTTTAAATAGATTTATTGCGTTTATGTAATTTGTTTGATTTGCTTTTTTTAGGCAATGATACTGATTTATTACCTCTTTTAGGATTTTTTATAAAACCGATTCCAATTAATTTATTAAATTCATCTTCGGTAATATTAGTATATCCCATTTTTCTTAAATCAGGCACATAAGTAAAAAAATCTGTATCTAAAAAGTTTTGTCGGTATTTAGTATAAATACTTGCTTTCTTAATTATATCAAAACTTAATATTTTTTTAATTAATGTTAAATTATTACCAAGTATATAATAATTATCATTTCCACATATACCTAATTTACCACTATCAATAAATATACCAGCGAGTTCTGATTTATGACTTAAAATTAATTTTCTTTTGTTATAATCAGGGTGATAAGATTTAGTAATATTTAATTTATACTTTTTATCTCTAAGGTCATATGTATCAATACAATATTTATCAGTTTCTTTAATTTTTTTTATATCATCTATGCTCATACATTTTAATTCGTTTAAATCTTTATTTAAAGTAGTATCATTTGATTTTGTTGTTTTATATTCTAAACTACAATTATTTTTAATAACAAATCTTCTTAATTTTAAAAGTTCATCAATATAACCTAATGGTAGTGATAAATCTTTATCTAAATATTCTTCAAAATCATCATTATAAGTATATCTATCATTTTTAACTTTTATGATAGTTTTATTATTATTTGTATTTTTAATATTTTGTAACAAAAATATACTTATTGGTAATTCTCCATTTATTAATTTTTTACCATTATTTACATCCCATAATTCTAAATAAATTATATATTTTTCAAACATTACTTTATGATGTTTATGTGTATTTTTAACCCACGATAAAGGGTTAACAAATAATAAATATCCAAATGTTTTTAATATAGCAAATGATTTTTCAATAAAATCAGGCCATATAGTTTTTTTATCTTGTTCTAATTCAATATTTTTTTTTTTAGAACTAATACCACCCTGATTATAAGGTGGGTTTCCCATAATTATATCAAAATTTATATCAGTTTTATAAATTTTTTCATATTTACCATCAATAAAACTACCTTCAAATATATTAAGTTTATATTTATTACCACAAAATATCTTTTTCATCATAAATACATTTGTTTTATCTAATTCAACCATATAAAGCATATTTTCTAATATATGTTTTCTACGCTTTTCTTCATCTCTATAACCTTTAACATTTTTAAGACCTTCCATTAATCTCATATATACAGCGACTGGAAAATTACCCATACCTGCTGCTGGATCTAACCATTTTAAATCAGGGTTTTTCCATACTTCTTCTTCTTTTGGTAATGTATCCAACATTTCATTTACTAATGTCATTGGTGTAAATACTTCACCGCGTTCGTCTTTTGCTTTTTTTGTAAAAGGTAAGGTTTTATTTATTTGTTCTAAAAGTTTATCAGGAGTTTCAATAGTATATATTTTTTGTCTTTTAGATTTTAATAAATGGTTTAATGATATGGTATTTCCGCCTGTTTTTTTTCCACCACCCTTTATATCATCATCTTTTTCTTTAATATTATTACTAAAAATGTCTTTTATAATATTAAACATATCTTCTTTACTTTTACCGGGTATATTATTTGTAATCCTATCTTTAAAACCATTAATAAATATTTCATATAAATTATCTTCACCATCATAATTACATATATTCTTCTTATTTTCCTTCATATCTTCAAATATTTTATTGATTTCAGGCATATCAATATTATTATTTTTATTATCAAATAAGCAATAATTATCACATATTAAAGATAAAAGTGATATAGATATTATCACGATTTCTTTTAAATTTTCTTTTATTTTATTTTCGTCAACTTCGTCAACTTTATCTTCTTTTTTGTCTTTCTCTTTATCCTTATCTTTACCTTTATCTTCATCAATATCGTGTTCTTCATCATCTTCACCACCATCTTCTCCTTCTTTATCTTGCTTTTTTTGAGATATCCTTTCCCCTTTTTTTCCCGTTGGCATAGCATCTCTTTCTTTAAGTTTTTTATCGAATACTGCTTGTGACAAATTAAAATTTTGCAAATACCATAAAATATCTTTATCAAATTTATTTAAATCAAAATCATATAAGTCAATAACGTTTTTAATATCTTTATTATTTGAATAATCATTTGTATCTAGTAATTTTTCAAAATACGCTCTGCTGTAATCTATTATTTCATTTTTAATTTCTTCTTTACTTTTTTTGTAATCATATTTATTTATAAATACATCTTTATCAATATTAATTAAATCACCAATTGGTATATATTCTTTTTTATTATTTTCGTCTTGTTGTTCTTTTGATAACAATTTGGTTTTAATATAATTTAATGTTCGTAATATTCTTTGTGGTTTTAAATCTACCATAAAACCATATTTCTTTTTAGGACAATATTCTGTTATATTACATATGGTATTATCTTCTATTTCTGTCATGCTCCTAAATAACATTTGAAATATGCTGTCTGTACTCATTGTATTACTAAATAAAGTTACTATGTCAACATTTGGTAATGATACACCTAATTTCAACTTACCACCAGTAAGTATAATTAAACCCCTGTATTTATCTTCATTTTTTATAGAGCTCTCTATATTTTTAATTTGAGTTTTAATATCATCATCTTTTTGAGTTTTAAAATTTGTATCATCTTGGAAAATTATATTTGTATATTCTTTTAACTTTTTATATTCTTTTTTATTTCTTTCAATTTTATCTTTTATTTCTTGTTTATCAGTTTTTTTTGTAGCTTTTATTTCACTATCAGTTCTACATATAAAAAACTTATGTGATTCAAAAAAGTCATTAAAATTATTTTTTAAAAAATATAATAAGCTAAATATAATATTATCTAATAATCTCCCAGGTGTCCCTCCTGGTAAAAACCACAATTGAGAAGTTTTATGTTTAACATGTTGTAATGTTCTACATTCATTCATACAAACTTCTCTAATTCTAGGAACAATACCTCTTTTTTTAATAAAATCTACATTTTTATAATCCCTATTTTTATAATCATATTTAGGTAAGGGTATATATATTTTACTATCTTTTTCATAATATATATATTTATATTTTTTTAAAATATCATTAAAAGTATTACCTTTACTTATAGTATAATTTTCAATATCCTTATCCTCTAATTCTTTATATTTTTCATCTTGGGTAATATTTATTCTATCTTTTATATTTTCTGTTTCTTTAAATTTAAAATAGTTTATATTTTCAATTGATCCCGTTTTAATAGGATAACCTAAATAATATTCAAATAATATTTTTAATTGAGGTTCATTTTCAAATGTAATACCATCTTTTAAATATGTAAATAATTTATCCATGTCAAATCCATAGTTTGATTCTCCTTCAAGTAATTTTAATTGCTCATCTAAAAAATCCTTATGCCATACTGATGTTAATAAAAATGGTTCTGGAAAATGTTTATAATTTTTTATAATATAATTAATATTATTATTGAAATTGTCTTTAATAACCTCATTTACAATATCTTTGTCATAATTCTTTGAAAAATATTCAGTAAGTTTATCTGTTTTATTATTTTCATAATTATTTAAAAATTTAATATCTTGCAATCCCCAATTAAATATTTTTCTAATTTTATAAACATTTGTAGGTTTGTTATAAGTGGCTGTAACATATATTTCTTTTTGATCTTTGGATTTTATACTTTTAAATATTATTTCTGCTATTTCAGTGGACATACCATAATGAGCTTCGTCATAAAACATAATTTCAAATTTAATATCATTAATTAGATTAGATATTTTATCTGCTATTTTTTCTGCTTTATTTTTGTTATTTTTTAATTCATCTTCATTTTCATTATTATGTATTCCTAATTTTTGTTTGGAAACTATATAAACTATATTTTTATTTACATATTTTTTAAATGTTATTTCTTTATTAACATTTACAACCTCTATATTTTTTACTTTAAAGTCTATATAATTATTAAAAGCATCTTCATATTGAGACAGTGTTTCTGTTGGCGCTGGCGTGATTATAATATAATTTTTAAAAGTATTTGGAAGATTTTTATTAACATCTTCTAAAATAGTTCCAGCCATTATGTAAGTTTTACCAGAACGCGGTATAGCACCCACTAATATTTTCTTTTCTTTATTAATATGTTTTTGAATAGATTTTATTATTAATTGTTGATGAAATCTTGGCACAAATGGTTTTAATTCTTTTTTTTTAACATTTAAATAACTTTTATTAAAAATTGTTATATCAGAATCATTATCTAAAAAATTAAAATTATTTAATACTTTATACAAATTGCTATAATGTATTTCTAAATCATTTAAATCATATACGTTTTCATAATTACCATGTGGAGATATATATTTAATTAATACATTACTTGATTTATTAGCTGATTTGCACAATTTTTTAAAATATTCTTTATTTTTTACAAAAAGCAATGTATTTATAGAGTTATAAATTTTTTTTTTATTTATATTCTCATCAGCTTCCCTTTCTCTCATCAAAGGACATAAATTTTGTATATCGTAATGTTTTATATCATCGCCTTTTCTATATTTAACAGAAACTAAATTTAAATCATAATTCATATCTGTTTCGTCTTGTTTTGTTCTAAATGTTATATCAGAATATCCTCCTGAATTTCCACTTATATATCCTTGCTCTAAATATTTATCAATATGTTCTTCTATTTTTTCAAAATTAGAGAAAATATTAAAATTACCTATACCATGTTCAGTATGTTTATTTGTAAAATTAGTTATATTAAATTTTATACATATGTCCCATAATAATTCATATATAAATCCTTGTCTTGATTTTGTATTTTCTTTATCCTTTTCGTTTAATTCTTTTATTATAGATACAGCATTGTCATCATCTTTAAATATTTTTTCAATAGCTTCTTTTGCTGTTTTATATTTTTTTAATTCTTTTATAAAATCATGTATATTTTTTTTTGTTTCAATTTTTTCTTGTTGTTGCACTTTTGGTGCAACCGGTGTTTTCTCTCGTGAGCTTGATGATGAAGGTTTTAAACTTTTAGCTTGTAGCTTTTCAAATTCCTCAATTTTAGAACGATTTTTTTCTGTATTATTAAAACAATAGATTTTTGGGTCATTACTCTTACTATTTGGATTACATATTTTTCCATTTTTTTCACATTCTTTTTTTTTATCTTCTGTACACCTATCTTTTACAGATGAAGCAACTTTGCCAGACATATTATTCTAATATTAAAGTATATATTTAATTAATTACCATTATAATATATATAATCCATAAAAAGAGTAACAATAATAAAACGAGTACATAATTCTCTTAAAAGTTAAAATTATAAAAAGTTTATAAAATCATTAGAAAAATAAAATTATGTACTCATTTTACATTCATTATTCAATTCTTCCTCCATTTCTTCAATTTTCATTCTGCTATTGTTTATTAAATCTCTAATATTCTCTACTTGTTCTTTATAATGTTCTTGGGGTTCCGTAAGTAATACAAGAGATATTAGTTGTTGAATTATTTGTTCATATATCTTAATATCCATATTAAGACATATTTCATCTTTATTTTGTTTTGCAAAGTTTTGCATCATACGCCCTTTATTTTTTATTAGCTCCTTTATTAAAACATTGAGGTTCTTATAAATAAACTCATCATCTTCTTTAATTAAACAATTCTTAGTATCATGATATTTAATATTATTATTTTCAGGAAACTCTTCATTAAAATGAATTTCTTTTGTAAGTAATGTTGGAATATTATAAACTTTTTTGAATATAGCTAGCATTTTATCATAATCTAAATAATCTGTTCTTTCTTTACCATAATTGTTTACATAAATATTAATATGTTGATTTTGTATATTTGTTTGATTATCAATGTTTTGAGTATCTATATCTATATTGTTAATTTGTGTATCAATATTATTTGCTGGTTCTATATTCTGGGGATTTGGAATTCTAGCATGTATTATACTCCTTGGTTTACAAGTATTTCTTTTTATATGATTGGCTTTTGCTTGTCTAGAACTAAAACTTATCATACATCTAGGACACGTTAATTCGTCAACACCTTTACAATTTTCTTCATGTTCTATTAAATATTTTTTGATTTTATAAATTTTATTACATTTTTTACACATATTTTCAGGATGTACATTTACTTTTTTTGGATGTACATTTACTTTTTTTGGATGTACATTTACTTTTTTTGGATGTACATTTGCTTCGGGCGAAGAAAAATCTGATTTCGCGGGCACGCGTAAGTTATGTATAGCATTTTGATGTCTTTTTAAATCAAATTTACGATTTGTTGAGTAATTACATAGGTCACATTTATGCCTTTTTCGTGCGTCGTTTTCCATCCTTATTATATATAATCAAGAATTTATCTTTAAATATTTAAAA